GTGTAGTAGTCTTTCGTATGGCCTGTTGCTGGCGCGTTTGTCTTTTTGCCCGTCACTGTCAAAGTGGTGGTAGTTGATGAGCCAGCCGTTACAGTTGCGCCATCAATTGCGATAAACGTAATCACCAAAGCCGTGACAGAAACAACAAGGAAGTTTCGGTCATTATTTGCAGTTACAGAACCGCCGGAAGCACGAATCACATCGCCGTCTTTGATCTCGTCAGTCAGAAAAGAGCCTGTGCCGCGAGTTGCAGTCCATGCGCCCGCGCTTCCTGCGTAAGTGATGGTCAGAGCGCCAGAATCTACGCCTGTGGCAAAGTCCTTTTCGAGAATCGAGCCGATTAGGCTTGAGTATGTCGAGGCAGATAGCTCACCGCTCACCGCGCCAGTTACCCGGTGCAGCCCGATGGAAGTCCCTGTTGATTGGTGATGAGTCGAAATCTCGTTCGATTCATAAGTATCAACGGGGGCTGTGAAAATGCTAGTTACCCGGCGTAGCTCGCTGCCGCCAGAACCAGTAGATGCAGAACCAAGCGCGGTCTGCTTCTTAAATGCGGTTGTCTTTAAAATTCCACTTGCTATTGTCATAAGTCAATCCTCAAAAAAGTTGTGCAAAGAAGCGAACCCGAACTGGTAGGACGTAGCGCCCCCCTTCATTCCTACCCGCCATAATATCCGGCGTTCTATCTACTACAACGGAGACAGCACCGCTTGTGAAAGTAGCGCCACGCCTGAAAGTTGTTCTCAGCAACTCTGCCCTTGTATACGCGGCAGATGGGCCAGATTGCTGCGGATAGTTCAAATCTACCTGCATAATTCCTAGCTCTCGATAGCCCGCCCCGTAAGATGTATTGTCAGGCTGGGCAAACATCACGGTCACGCTCTGGTAGGCCGTAGAGGTCGCTGGCGGCGTGAAATCTACGTTCTCCCATGCGGTAGCAAGGGATGGGCTTATCGCGGCTAGGGCGGTCTCTAAGGCGGCGCGAACTAGAACTGTACTCATCCGACCACACTCCTCACAATCTCAGGAAACTCTAGCTCGGTTAGCCCGACAATGCCCTGCGGTAATGCTTGCCCAGACCAGCCCAATTCAAGCCGCTCGGCGTAGGGCGTATTATTTACAATCCAGTGCTGTCCGCTTTCTCTCGATGCCTGACTCTCGATTCTTGCCTTTGCGTCATTCTCTGTGCCGCCAAGCTCTGTCGATGGCGCGGAGCCGAAGCCGTACTGCCAATTGTGTCTAAAGTGTCCGCCAACATATCCAGCGGGGGGCGGCGACTGCCAATAACTTGCATCACCAACTGGCGAACGTGAAATAAGCCTGTTTGCTATTTCAATCACAACGCCGCGCACAATCTTATTCGTTTTCTCTGGCGCTTCCTTGTGGCAGAACTTGCTTAGATCAGCAGAAAAGCTCACGATACCCTCAGATGCAATTCAAACATTACAGTTGTGGCCGATGGCTTTAACTCCATCACGGATAGAACCGAGTATTCTATGCTCTGCACTATGTAACGGTCAGTCAGCGCAGCATCTCCCGCGCCGTCAAGCAGTAACTTTTTGTCTCCAACTTGAATCAGGTTGCCAGAGACGTACTGCTCGCCCTTGTTGCTGTAATCAAGCAAGACGCCGATGCGGCTGGTGTCTGCGGTAGTCTGTGCGCTTGCGCCCGTTGCTGGATTGTAAGCGCCAGCCGTGTACGTCCTGCGCGTTACCGTCTGCCCGAATTGCGTAAGCAGTTTGGTTGCTGTTGCTTGTGACTTGGCGTAGTTGAAACTCAACGTCGCACCACTTTCATCTGAATTGATGAGCCGCCATTTGCAAATAGTGACGCAAGGCTTGAGTCAACTGCCGTGTACCTCGTCGCTTGCCCGCTGTACTTGTCATACGTTACCGACAACGGCCCTACAGTCTCGCTGGTGACGTTTTGGCCTTGATCTGATAGTAGAGTAGCTGTCGCAGCCTTTAGCGCCAATTCAGCGCAAGCGTTGGCGACAAGAGTAGGCACCGTGTCGTTGTCGTAGTATGTCGAGATATAATCAACATCGTCCATCGGCACCCAAGAGCGGGGCCATGATAGAGATTGTGTTGATGTAACGCGGTAGCCAGCCCATCGGTTACGATAAGCCTGCTCCATATAATCGGCGGCGCGAATTAGCGCCTGCTCGCGGATAGTGTCAGAGGCTAAAGCAGCCCATGCGGAGTTTCCACGCGATGCGTGATATGTTGTGGCGTCTGCAACGCTTGTGAACGAGTTGGCGTCAGACTTTCCCGTTCCATCTTCTACTACTATCGTCATAATCGCCTCTGTCCGCTATTGCTTTCTCTACCGACCAGCCTCGCTCAAAGATTCGTTTGCGAAGAAGGGCTTTGGGTATACCGGTCATTGCGTGCAACTCGGCTATGGATAATGACTTACCATCAAGCGTGACAAGTCTTAATGGCTTTGGATTTGTTGCTTTCTTTGGCGCTTTCTTGTGTCCTGCCCATCTTGCCTTCTGTGCGTTTCGCATATTCTCTACGCGGTCATTTACCGGCTCGGTAACTGCTCGCTCTGCGTTCCAGCCCAAGACATTCACTCTTTCGCTCAGGGTGCCGATTCCGATGCCTGTTTGCTTAGACCAGTCTGTTAGCGATTGGGTAATTCCGTTATGGGTTAGCATGTGGCCAGTTCTACGGTTGTTTGCGTTGTCTGCGCGTGTAACCCACCTACAGTTTGAAGGCTCGTAGTTGCCATCGTTATCGCGCCTGTCTATTTCAAGACCTTCGATGTAGGATGGCGCCATATCCTCAACAAAGTTTTCTACTTGGTGCCAGCGGTCACAAACTGTGATTCCTCTGCCGCCGTAATCTTTGTATGAATTATCGCCCTCGTTGTAGCACCTGCTCATCATGTGCCGCCATCTGCCGTACTGCCCAGATGCGGTCATCCCGTGCGTTGTCGAGCGCTCCCTTTGGATGCACCCGCACGATTCAACCTTTCCCATTACCAAGCTGTCTGACCGAACAGCCTTGGCTTGACTTCCACAACTACATTTACAAACTGCAAAATATCTATAAGTGCCGGGAACCTGACCAACCGCCAAAACTGACAGCCTTCCGAAAACATCCCCAACACTTATAGTTTTTGCTTTTGTTTCTACAAGATTGAATTTTTTAAGCATAAAGCCTCCTATTAAAGAGGCTCTATTTTAACCAATGACAGTTTTCTTGTCAAGGTTAACGCTTATGCTATCCCAGCAATAGGGCGCAATGCTCTGGCTTGATGACTTTTACGCCCCAAGCAAGTGCAAGTTCGTAGCGAACTTTGCGATAGCCGGGATAAACCGCCACTTCAAAGGTCAAGCCGGAGCGTGGGTCGGTGATGGTAGAGACATCAATCGCCATATCACCTTCGCTTGGACGCTCTGGTAGGCGAGTTGCCAGCACGATAGCAGAGCGGTTGAACGCCATGTTACGAGCAGCAGCAGCGACAACAGTGATGGCGCGAGTAGCAACGCCCTGAGCAACACGAAGGCCGGGAGCGGCTAGTGTGATTGTGTCACCGCTTGCAGGGTTAGCGCCCGCAAAAGTCGCAGAGGTCACGACATACTGATTCGTGTCGTTTGCGAAAGTGATTACGTCACCCGCAACAATCAAGCCTGTGCCAGCAGTAGCCAACGGGATTACCGTTTGACCAACTGTGAATGCCGCGCTTGTGCTTGTGGCGCTTGCAGCGGTGCCAGCAGTGCTAGTGTTGATCTGTGCAGACTCGCGCAAATCCATGCCAGCAGTTGACAAGAAAACGCCTTGGCGCATGATGCTTGCATCGTTGGTTACAGAGTAGTTACCCTGAAGGCCGAGGAACTTCGCGCCAGCAGCGGTGTTCATCACGAGATGGTTGTCGCTTGCGGGTGCGCCGTTATCCTTGAGGATTTTCAGAGCGTTTGTTGCATCGGTGAAGTTGCCAGCGGTGCCGAAAGGAGTAGTTGCAGCAGCACCAGTGGCGCGGCTAAACTGCTTCTGAAGAACGGCAAGGTCTGTTTCAACTTCGTTGACTGCGGCCCGCATAGCCTGTTGGATTTGCGAGTTGCGAATGTCAGGGTAGCCGGGGCCGGAGTTGACGCCACGCTGCTCCTCACCGTCCCATGAGAACGGGAAGGCGCGATACTTGTCAATCACGATTGAGGAACTGCCGATAGTCTGATCTGACTCGGCTGGAACTGCCATCGCAGGCGTAATGTCGCCGCCAGCGGTGTTAGCTGGAGCGATAGGGACGTAAACGGTTTGATTCTTTGCAACACGATCAACTCGCGAGTCCATCGTGACTGAGGGTATAAGACCTGTCAGTTCGCGTGAGACTACATCCAGTGAGGCGTATAGATTTGGCAATAGATTGGTAAGCGTATTCGTGGACATAAATGTCACCTATTCAGTAATTAGATAAGAGGTTTTAGTTCCTATCGGCTCAACCGAACGGATGCAGCAACTCAGTCGCTGTTCAATCAACTCCCGCAGTATAACAAAGCCACGGGAGCTTGAAAAGGCCTATTCGTTTGTCAGAGTCCCGCCCTTCTTGCCAAACTCTGACTTAGCGCCCGGTGACAGCGCCTCGAAAGCGGAGCGAGACATCTTCATGC